CAGAACCTGTAACATCCAAACTTGAGTTCATACCTACAGCACCTTTAAGTTGTGATGTTGAATCAACCTGTAATGTTGATTTTAAAGTTGCTGAACCTGTTACATCCAAAGTTGAGTTAAGTCCTGTCGCCCCTTGAACTTCTAATGTTGATTTTAAAATTGCTGAACCTGTTACATCCAAAGTTGAGTTAAGTCCTGTTGCACCTTTAACTTCTAATGTTGAATTTAGAGTTGATGAACCTGTAACATTTAATGAAGAACTAACAAATACACCGTTTACACCAACAATTGTTACTGTTTGTGCAGTATCATCTATTTTTAAATAATTTGTGTCATCACCGAAGAAGTTGAAATCTGCATTACCCACAAAATGGATATCTGTATAACCTAAAGGTGCTGCACTATTATAAATTTCAAAAAGTCTTGAGTCATCTAAATCGGGTTTCAAATATAATGAACCCGTACCTTGAATGTTTGTTACTTCAAGTGCTCCTGATAAATTTAAATTACCATTGTCAAATGTTAAACCACTGTAGTTTGTTAACAAACCATTCGCACCCGCTACAACTAATCTCTTTTCGGTCAATTGATCATTGTAAACTGAACCGCTAATTACTGTGATATCACCACCGTTACCTAAGAAAGTACTACCACTTACCGTTAAATCTTCTAAAACCCCTAAATCTGTAAAGTTTACTTGATTTGCTTCTAATGTGTTAATGTATGCTGTACCACTTACGTGTAAATTTCTCCAATTTTGAGAAGAAGATCCTAAATCAAATGCGTTGTCCACATCTGGTATGATTGAAGAACTAACATCTGCACCGAATGTAACTAAATCTGTTGTTTGGTCACCAATACTAATATTACCTTTTAAAACTATATTACCATCAATTGTTGCGTTTCCTGTTAAATTTAAATTAGAACCTGAAATGTCACCAGCCACCACTACTTTTCCACCGACACTCATATCAGTTGTTACTCTAACATTTGACCCTGAAATTGTGGATCCTGTGATATTGGTAACATTTGCATTACTACCAGTTAAAGATGTGATATTACCATTTGTACTTGTAAATGTTGTTCCTGTTAAATTAGAGAAATTACCGTTACTACCTGTAACACTCGTAATGTTAGCATTAATTCCCGTTAAAGAATTGATGGTTACACCTGAAATTGTATTTCCTTCAATATTACCTGTTAGGTTAATACCACTATTACCACTTTTATCTAAAATGTATAAGGTTTTTGTATTTGTAGAATAGAAAGGTAATCCGTCCAATGTTGAACCGTGAGCTCCAACACTAATTTCTGGTGCCGCCGCTCCTTGATAAATTTTAGATACAGGTTTATATCCACCAGCAACTGCTGTGTCTCCAATGAATAGTACGGGAGCGCTAAGATTACCAATAGAACCTGTTCCCATTACCAATTCACCAACGTTTGCAGTTACGTCTTTTAGTGATAGTATCGAACCTCTTCTGTGTTTAATTATTTGTGCCATGTTTTATCTTTACTTTGTTTTATATAAATACTTTATTTTTAATTAGAAAAAACCATCCCCACAATCAATTATGGAATTATTTGACCTATCCGCCCATGTTCCAAGATTTTGTATCGTTAAAGAGGCCGCAACAACTTGTGAATTTATTTGATTTTGGACAATACTCATTGCACCAGAAACTACTAAAGATTCAATATTTGGGTCTATTTTTTGAACTAAAGTTGTTTTACCCTCAACAATTAAATCACCCTTTATTCTCATCGATCCATACATACTAAGTGAACCAGTAACTTGTAAATCATTTGTTGTTGCGTAAAATGAACCTGTTGGTTTCCAAATATTTGAGTCTTGTACGTTTGCAATTGACGCAGAAAATGAAGATGAAAGGGTAGTAAAATCACTTTGTCTAATTAATTTTTCTTCACTTCCTAATGGTCCACCCTTCCAATAATCTAAATTTGTGTCCCAAAGTAGTGACCCCGATATCGTATTGGGTGATGTTGGGTCTTTTATTAATAAACCTCCATTTACCGCTGATGTACCATTTAATTCTATAACATTGTCACCAATAGCAACTGTCGTTGAATTAATGGCTGTTGTTGTACCCTTTACTAAAAGGTTACCCTTTACTGTTAAATTTGAACCTGTGGTCTCTAATGCGTCTTTTAGTGATGCCGTATATAAATTTAATCCATCGGAAGATAATCCAAGTGAAACACCTGAGATAAATAAATTATCAGCGTAAACCGCGTGTAGTGCGCCTGAAACCGCCCCTAAGTCTATAACCGACCCTGAGGGAACGTTTGTGGTATCAATTTGGAGCCAATTTATCTGTTGTAATGCCATGTAAAACTAAAGTCTTTTACATAAATACTTTTATTCTACTTCTTTGCATAAAAAAAGGGACTAATGTCCCTTTTTATTTTTAAATATATGTTTTGATTATTTTAACTATCTCATCTTTATCCTGATAATCCCTACCAGGGACAAAAACAGGACCATCGTCTTCACCATTTATACTTATAAAAACCGTCGGTAGGATATTGTGTCCGGTTTGTTTAACAACTTGATTCCATATTTCCTCATGTTTACTCACTTCAATTTCTGTGTATTCAATACCATCATTGTTTAGTTCTCCTTTTAATACTGAACAATGACCACACCCGTTTAAAGTGAATATAATAATTCTATTTGGCATTATAAATTATCTAAAATATCTTTATAAAATCCGTTAGGTTGTGCACCTTGTGATCTGTTTATTAATTCCTCTCCTTTGTAAACTATAACTGTTGGTATTGACCTAATACCCATTTCAATCGCAACATCACTATTTTCATCTACGTTAATTTTAATGAATGAGGTATTTGGGTACTCTTTTTCAATGTCCTCTAATCTTGGGATTAATGTTTTACAAGGTCCACACCATGGTGCCCAAAAATCAACTAATACATTTTTTCCTTCTAATTGTAATTCTTTTAATTTATCTGCTGTTACGTTTTCCATATTTAATTTTTAAAATCCGATTTTACTTTTATTTGTTGTTTTGAATAGTTCAACATCTACATTATATATATCGGCTAAAGTCATTCCCTCTGTTACTTCATGGTCTTTTTTAAGATGTTTTAAAAGACTATTTGATTCCTCGACTGATAACTTACTAAACTTGTGTTCAGCAATTAAACGACCCTTACGAAGTAACGCTTGGTCGATTTTTTCTCGTTTCATATTAAAGGTGGCAACAATTTGAATAGATAAACAATCACCTAAAATACCATCGGTTAAATTAAGAATGTTAGACACTCCCGCAGGTGAGCCATTACCTTCTCTATCTGAAATTACTCTTTCAGCGTCTTCAATTACTAAAATTGCATTTTTATGTTCCATTAAGAATGGAATAATTGATGGTTCAGATAACATCTCCGCCATTGATGGTGGGATAAACAGAATGTCCTTTTCTTTAATTAATGTACTAAGATATTTGATGTATGAGGTTTTCCCCGTTCCAGGGTCTCCATGTAATAATATAATTCCCTTTCCGTTATTTTCGTTTAATTTTTTAACAATTACATCGTGAACTTTAATAAACTCAGAACCATAATTTAATTCCAATTCCATTGGTGGGACATATAAATCATATTCTTCAGTATCCATGTGTCCGTGTTCACTTTTAACCAATTGAATATTAGATTTTTTTCTTGTCTTTTCGAATTTTTTTAATTCTTCGGTTTGTAGTTGTTCTGATAGTTTACCATTCTTAATATCGTAAACAATATCAAGTTGGATTAAGGGGTCTTTGTCTTTACTGGTGTTACCAATAACTCTAATCATGATTTTCTTCTCATGATTAATATACAATGATTGTGACGATAAATCGTATCTTCTATTTGATGAAAAAATATTTGTCTCTTCTTTAAATCCTAAACTTAAAAAATAATCAATAATTATTGGGTCGTAACTTAAATTATTAACAAATTTTGATGGTAACGTATCATTTAAAATAAGGTAATATTGTTCTGTTGGTATTTCACTTCCGTAAACTGTATCGTATAGAGGATAGTTCTCTGGTAAATGTCTTGTCATGTTACAATAATAAAATAAAATAGTTAAAAAATAAAGTTAATTAAGACAAATTTTGTAGTAACCTCTCATATCAATAAAGATATTATCTTCGTTAGTCTTTGATAATTCATCTTTATTAACTTCAACAGTAAACACAACTTGTCTTAATGATTCAAATTGTTCTTTACTTAAAGTAGGATAACCAAATTTTTGGAAATTCTCTTTAGATAATTCTGTCATTCGATTATAAAAAGAGTCAACATCAGAATCTCCAATAAAGTATTGTGTGGCTTCTGTGTTGTTTGAAAAATACAATTTAACTTTTTGAATGTATATTAAAATTTCTGCGGATAAGTCCATTAGATTTTTGATATTTGATTAAGTGTTAATTCAACAGCTGTGTTTCTACCAAAAATTTTCACTTCGATTGAAACTTTTTCTCCATTTATTTCGGAAATAATTCCTTCGAATGAACTGAATGGTCCTTCAGTAACTGTAATTTGGTCACCTATCGAATATTTTAATTTTTTAGAATCCACATGTTGTTCTAAAACCTTATCTACTAAAATACGTTTGATGTCACTATCTCTTAATTCAATAGGAACTCTATTTCCACCCATACCCATAATATTAGGTAACAATGAGATAGTTTTTAATTCATCTTCATTTAGTTTTTTAGGTGTTTCAAAATAAAGATATCCACTATAAAGAACTTTTTCTCTAATTGCTTTCTTATTACGAACAACAACAACATTTTTTTCTGTTGGACATACGAATCGAGTAATACTATTCATCTTACCCAAAGAAATATATTTATTAAATTCTTCCGCTAACGATCTTTCCTTACCGGGTAGAACTTTTACCAAGTACCATTTTGTTTCCATAATATCTTTTTTAAATAAATACGAATTTAATAATTCATAATCAAGAGTTCGGTACCCATATTCTGTTTACCATCTTTCTTAGCAGCCGCAGCTTTTGCAAAATCTTTTTGTTCCCATTTATACTCATCTTTAGGAAACCATTCTGATAATTTAGGGAAGTCATAGTAAGATAAACTAAACTTACCTTTAATATTCTTAATACACTCAGCAAGTCTTGTGTGGTCATTCACATCAAAATCGTGATTGGAGTAGTAATTCTCAGTCTTCCAATATGGTGGGTCCATATAGAAATAGGTCATTGGTGAATCGTATTTTTCAACGACTTGTTGAAAGTCCATATTCTCAACGAATGTTAATTTATCGAAGTGTTCACGGAATTTTGGGTTCTTTAGTTTATCCATAAAGATAAGAACCTTGCAACGATATTTTCCTTTATAGTCAGTGTAAGCTGCAGTTTCTGGTTTAGAACCAGAGAACACTTGACATAGAACGTAGACATATTTACCCGCAATATCTAAGCTGTTTTCATCGGTGATTACCAAATCGTTATTAAAAACCTCTTGTTGGTATTGTTTAAACATTTCAGCGTATTCGGGTGGGGTATCGACCACACCTAATTGTTGACATGGGTATTTTGACAATTCTTCCCACAATACGTCGTATTGTTTAGACCACTTCATTAAATTAGCATTAAGACGATTAAAGTCATTATAGACAACCGTCTTTAAATTAGGGTACTTACTCAGATCCATATTAAAAAAGACCCAAAACATACCTGAAAATCCCTCTACATACGTTTCGATGTCTTTGGGGATGAATGGAACAATCCACTTACCAATACGAGCTTTACCTCCAATGTAACTAATCATCTTTTTCTATTTGTTTATATCATCAAATATACCTTAAATTATTTAAAAAAACAAATTAATAGTATATATTTTATTATGGCATGTAAAAATTGTAAGAATAAGGACGAGTTTAAAAAAGAAATGTACGATTCCACCAAATTGGTCGATAGTTGGGTTATTTGGTTTGCGGTTATTTGGTCGGGATTGGCAATTTATGGTTTTTATTCATTAATTACCAAGTTTTTATGAAAAATGGAAAATATTTTATAGTACTTTTTTCAAACAAAAAGAAAATTAAAATACTTTATAAGTGTATGCAGAAAACCACTGTATATGAGTATTGGAGGGAATTTAAAACCCAAAGAAAACCGCCATTCGTTAAGGTTCAAGGAGGTAAGAGAAATCAAGATTTAATATTTGAGTTGGCATTAATATTCCCAAACAATAGATGGGTAACTCAGGTATGGGTTAAAGATAGTTTAGGTAGGAATGAACCGGCAATTATTGAGGACAATAAGTTTCGTATAAAAGAAATTGTCCCGTATTGGCAGGAAGAGTTGATTTACGATTTTCATACTAAGAAAAGAATAAGATATCATGAAATGATGGAATACATCACATCAGTTAAAGATATTGCACAAATTTTTACATTAAATAAAAATTTATTTGTACAAATTGAGAATGACGTTAGAATGTTTGGTAATAAAAATAAATTTGATTCGGATAGATTATTCGACATTGTAAGGGAAGACCTATTGAAAAGAAGACATGGAAATTTTATCTTTGTTAAGGATGTTAATACCCATCAAAGAATTTCATTATACAATTTACTTGAAAGTAAGGGATTTAAAAGAACAGAACTTTTTAGACATTACTCGTATTAAAAACAATATCTACCGAACCAATCGTTATGTTAAATGAATCTTTTGGTTTTTCCATCTTCATCCCATATTTTTTTTGCATTATATCAAACGCCTTTATAAACTCTTGATTTGATAGTTCCAATATGATTGTTGTTGACTTTGTTTCGGCATTAATTTTTTCCAATAAGTCACTTATTATTGCCAATTGATTTAATATGTCACCTTTTTTTTCCATAACCTAATATCTTTAATATTTTATCTATTATAGATACTTTCTTTTCTGGTTTAAATAAGTCCGTTTTATTTAATTTTTTAATTTCCTCAATCATCTGAATCTTCTGTATCTCTATCTCCTTCTTGTCCTTCTCCATCTCCTTCTTCAACCAATCCGATGCTTGTTGTAATCTCTTGTCCATAGTCGTTTAATAGATTTATGTCTTTAAGTTTTTCTAACGATTCTTTCTTAAATAATTCTTGTAATTCTTTTACTTTTTGTTGGAATAACTTTTGTTTTTCCTCTTCATCTCTATTGATTTGCAAAATCTCTAAAGCACATGCAAATACAACGTCGTAACCATCTTGGGTTCCGTTAGAAATTAAAGACAATAATGTAAACTTTTCGTTCTTATCTTGTATTTTAATTTTGATTGAACGATATGGTTTTATGATGTCTTCATATCTCCACGTCAATGGTAATTTTATATCCAAACTAACATTCCCTTCAATCTCTCTTAAAGAATGAAAATGAGGTCTTAATGATTTTATACTTTGAAACACGTTTTTAAATTAATATATAGGTTATGATATATGATATCGATAGTAATAGTGAAATGTTTTCCACCTTACCTAACGTCATAGGTTGCGGATTGTCCTGAGTAAGTTTCATCACAAACTCTAAAATTACTCTTAACGAGTAAAGTATACTCAATACAAATAAAAATAATTTAATTTGCTCCATCATGTTTTTTCATTTCATCTAGTATGTCCTTACGATACACCGCAATAAGGAGTTTTATTTCTTGTGCATATTTTCTTGCTCTAATTGATGCACTTCGATTTCCTTTATCGTATACTTTTTGAGTATCGACTGACATTTTCTCAACTAGATCTTTAATTTTAGTTAAAGTCTGCATAATAATTTCAGTTTTTAATATCAATATACGGGAAAAAATCTACTTTTTCAAGTTTTGTTCAAATAATTTATAAATTTCGGTTAACATATCCAATTCAGATCTGGTTTTCCTATATCTGAAGTTGAATAACTTATCAAAATACTCATAAATTCTAACGGGATGTTCATCTAATTTATTAAAATAGTACGCTTCAAGGAAGAAATTCCAAAAATATTCATAATAATTGCCCCTGTCTTTGAAGTATATTTTCTCTTTATTGAAGCTATCTATTGTTCTGTCCCAACACCATGTGAAGTGGTTTCTTTGGTCTTGCTCTAATTCTGTAACGTCAGCTCCCATGAATGTTTGGTCAACTAACACGTATAAAGACACAAGAAAGTCGTGAAAAAGTTCTGTTTTCTCACGACTTATATTGTAGGCTCGGTGCCAAATATCTATTTGATGTTTATAACTCTCAGATGAGACAAACTCTAAATAACCTTCTCTATTCTCCATAATCCTAACTTATTAAAATATAAGGATAAAAGAAAATAAAACGAAGATATTATTGAGTTTTTTCGTTATAATTTGTAAGTTTTTTCATTTTTCTCATTTCCTCTAAAAGGATTGGATTTATACTTACTTTAGACTCGTTAACAGATTTAACTGGTTGCGGTTCTTTCTTATACAACGGTTCAGCTTTTTTATCTTCTGATTTTCTTTTAACTTCCTTTTCTAATTTTTTTGGTAAATCAGTTTTAACAACATTTGCAACATCGTCACTACTGTTACCCATTAATCTATCTCCAGCTATTGACATTTTCAATCTTTTCTTGAATTGTTCAGATGGTTCATTGTCATATTCTAAATTCTCTAATCCACGTCCTCTTTGGTCTGCAACAAATTCGTCTTCTTTTTCTGTGTTATTTACTTTAACACTTTCACCTTCTTTGTTTTGTTCAGGAAATTTATTGTTATTGTTACCAGGGATTGATAAGTAATCTTTCATTTTCTTATCGACATCTGATAAATATGAATTATTTTCTACCCCACTTTCTTTACGTGATTTTTTAGCCGCATCTAAACCTGGAACTGATTCATTAACCATTTTAGCGATTAGGTTGATTAGTTCAGATTCAGTTAAACGTAATGTTTTCTTTTTAGATTCGTACATTCCTGAACCACATTCACATATTTCTTTATCACATTCTTCACATGTTCCTTCGTTAACATCTTCCATAGTTGGTCCACCACATCCTTCACATTGTTCTTCTTCTCTCATTTCTTCTTCTTCCATTTGACTCCAACATTCCTCAACATCATGTTCTTCTCCGTCAACCGTAAATGATTTTTCACCTTTTTCTTTGGCATCTAACATTGCTTTAACGAATGCGTTACCTTCCATTGGTTCTTGATTTTCCATATTTTCTGTTTCTTTTTTCTTTTTTAATAAATGAGGTGCACATTCTTTTGCTAATTGAACAAGTATATAATTTGTTTTATTTCCACCCTTGTTATAATTCCACTCATAATCTTCTGTGTCGATTTTAAACATCATTTCGTAATGTTCTTGTTCATCGATTTTACCTGAATTAAGCCACTCATCAACTTTATCCTTTATTTCTTCAATTATTTCATCATAATATTCAAATGAATTTTCTCTATTAAACATCTCATTCATATCAAAACCTTCTTTTTCTTCTAATTCTTGTCCCATTTGGTCTAATTTTTCAATCATATCCGCGTGAGATTCGTATACCTTTTTATCAATTAACAATTCTTTTTTAGAATTCTTGTTATCTTGTATATATTTTTCAGCTTCTTCCTGTGTGTCAAAAGTGTCTACAGGTTCTCCTTCACATGTTACGTGATATACTTCCTTTTTATCGCCTAATGATTCCCTAATAATGGTTTTTCTTACCTCTTGGGAAACCACACTTTCTATAATTTGTGTTAGTTCGCTTATTCTCATACTAAATAAATATCTTAGTTATCTCATTTAATACAATTTTTTCCATTTCCTTGTATGGAATACCGAATTTTTTTGATGTTTCGGTAATTGCATGTTTTATTTCTTGGTCTTCTTTAATGAATTCTAATGCTCCTGTGTTCCCTTGGTTACAATATGGGAACTTTTTACACTTATCTTTAACCTTCACAAACACACTATCAGGTCCTCCCCACTTTGGAAAATTCTTATCTTTTACTGCCCTACCTTTATAGACACTGTCGGGGCCATCAATTTTTAACGGGTTTTTACGTCCACCCTTAGTTGTTTTACCAAAAGCCGGTACATCATATGAACCAGATGAACTAGCGTCGGTAGCCTCTTTAAACTCGATATCCTGCTCTTCAGTTAATTTAGCGTTGTTTATTTTATGTATTTCTCTTTTAATCATTGGACTAAACGCATTTCCTTCGTATGAACCAGATGATGACGCTCCTGTTTGTTCTTTCGTTTCCTTTTTTGGTTCGATACCTTTAATAACTTCCTCAGTTATATCCTCACCAATTTCACCTATAAAAACCTTAGGATTAACACCCATTGCCGCCGCAGTACATAATCTTGTGTTACCAGCAATAAGAATATATCTTTCACCCATTTTTAGAATTAATGGTCGATTATATTCACCTGATTTTATTGCCCTTATTAACTTCTTTGGGTTTGTCTTTTTATACATTTTTGCAATATCATTAACTGCCTCAAAGTCACCCTTCTCTATTTCGTTTGATTCTGTATTCTCCAATTTAGGCCAAACATCATCTGTAAGTGTCTGTTCCTTCAATCCATCGAAAGAGCTCACGAGTTCCTCCACAGAAATATCGATTTTCTCCTTTCTTCTTAAATCTTGCGATGTTCTTTGAAACTCCTCCATTTCACCCTCAATATCAGGTTTAATTACTTTTTCCATTATCTACTAACGTTTTTTAATGCACCTTCCCAAAATGACTTTCTTTGCCATAATGTTTTAAATAACTCAACAACAACTTTAGTTGATAAATCAATTATCTTATCATCAATCTTTTTTGTTCCCAACTCATCTTGAATGGTTTTTACAACCATTTTGTGGATTTGGGTACTATTCATAAAATCTCTAATCTCTTTTTTAGTGATTTTTTCGATTTCTCTTTTATCTTGTTCACTAAGTGCCATTATATATTATTATCTCTTTGTGTTATCATTGGTTCCATGGTGGTTTTGTAAGTTTCTTCAAACTTTACTAATTTCTCCATAACGACCAAAGTCTCAGCTTCAATTTTTAACATTTCAGCATTTACATAAACACCACTCTCTTCACCCGCAATGAACACAAAACTAATATCTCCATCAGTTAATTTACCATCCAATCTAATTTGTCTTTCACTTATTGTCATTCCCGGATCAAATTCAACAATTTGAGAAACTTGTTGTCTAAAATTATCAATTAAACCAGATATTGCAGTTTTTTGTTCGTCTTGTAGTCCCATATCCGACTCATCAGTTGATAACATTTTAACGTCAACATCATTGATTACAATAACATCATCGTTAATTTCACGTTCTTGTTCAGGTGTTTGTGGTTCTTCCTGTTCTCTTAGAGTTCTACTTAATGTCTTAGCCTCACTAATATTTCTAATAGTATTTAACATCTTCTTGGTAAAATCGTAATCATTTCTCATTTTCGTGTGTATTGTTAAAAAAGACCCTAAAATTAAATGAAGGGTTTATATCTGTATAAATACTTGAAAAGTTGGATTTACATATAATTCCCTTGAAATTTGATATATTTTCTAAGTATCCTTGTGATGGTACGGTTTGTTTGAATATCCCATGTTCGTCACATAATTTTTCACATAATTTTGCAACGGCTTTCATTTGGTCTTCTCCGTATTTGTCCCAAAAATAATAATTCCTCCAATTACGAATGTATGGTTCAGACCTATACGGGTCGCCAATCCAATTATTAAGGATACCAGTGATAGTATTTTTAGAAAGCCAACCCAAGTTCTCAATTGCAATTTTAATCATCTTATTGTCAATCTTTGGGTTTCCAAAAGTTTCGGATGATTGGTTAGTATCGAATAATTGATAAACATCACCCATCTTAGAAACAACAAAATGGGGTATATCTTCATACATCCCATTTTTACGATACTTTATCATATTGATAAAATCGTCAACTCTTCTTTGTGTGTCGTATAGTAATATTTGTGTTTTCTTAGACTTTCTTCGACTGATGTTTAAGTTTTTATTATCAATAGTTTCAATTTCATATATTGACATTGTTCCACATTTAATTAGTGTTATTGTTTACCTCATCGTCCGAATTTGGTATAATAACTTTATTATTTTCCAAATCGTAAATCACTTGATTTGGGTTTATTTCATCCTTTTCCAAATATAATTCCTCATCATATTGTTTAACGTTCTTTCTTTTATTCGGTCCGTGTCCGTAATAAAAAGGAATATGTGTTCCTATATTTGAAAACCCAAGGTTACTCGATGATTGGGTTAAATTTAATTCCTGTGTTTGGGGTTCTGATTCTACTTTTTTTTTTCATCATCAGAATCGGATGATGTGTTTTGGTCAATTGCGTCGTTAACCACTTTTAACATTACATCAATCTCTTTAATTTCTGACTGATAAACAGGTTCGTCGGTTGACTCTTCGGGTGTCACAGATGGGTTGGGTACTTGTTCTTCCCAATAGCGTTTTTCCATTTCTTCATCCCATCCATCTTCCATCGATTCTTGATTAAACTCATTAATTGCCTCGGTTAAATAATTCTCATTTTGGAAAATATTCTCCGTATTTGGTGTTATAGTGGAAAAATTTTCCTGAATTTCTTCTTCTGTTGGTTCTTCTTGTAAAATTTTCTCTACTTCTTCTTCAGTAAAGAATGGTTCCTCATCCTCTAATCCGTCCATTAATGTTCCGTCCCAATGAGAGATATCATCGTCCAAATCATACCTCTCTCCAAATGGTGCGACTGACTCCATTTCTTTTTTAAACGCATATTCAACCTCTTTAATTAATTCGTCATCAAATGGTTCATCATATAATCCCAACTCTTGGTCGTTCTTCATAATTTCAGATAATAACTCTCCCCTTCGTTTATATTCCTCAGATGCCGATTTTAATTTTTCGTTTGGTTCCGTTTTGTTTAGTAACGCATCTTCTAATATTTTTAAATCATTTTCTGATAAATGTACTCTTGTGGTTTCATCAACAAAGTTTTTTAAATCTTCGGGTGTTGATTCATCATCTTTACCTCTCATAACCAATTGATTAAATGCGATAATCAGAGCAATTGCCAATGGGTCAAATACAATTACAATTAAAATGATAAAAAATTTAACGACACTGTTTAATTCAACACCAAACGCCTCAGCAACAAATCTAAACCCCCCAACTTCCTTTTCAAGTCCTAAGTTTTCAGTTTTAATTTTATTAATCTCATCATTTTCTTTTGCGTTATCTTGTTGTAATAAAGATATGTTGTCATTAAGTTTTGCAATTTGTTTATCTCTATTATCTATTGAACGGAGTAAACGTGAATTAACTTTACCACCATCAATAATCTTACCTTGATTAGAATTAAATTCCGTAATTTGTGTTGATAGTTGTTTTATTTGTGCTTCGTTCTGTTGAATCTTTGTTGTGTGAATTAATAATTCTCTATCGACTTGTTGTAATGCAAGATTTTGTTGTTGAAACGCATTTGAAAGATATCCAAAAATACCCGCTGATGTGATTAACATTAAAATTCCCACAGAAAATGATAGGTACCATTTATTGAATCCTTTTATCTCATTCCATTTTTGTTTTAAATAAGTTGCCGAAACAATTTTCGCCAATTCTAAAGAACTTGCCATAACCATAACTGCAACCGCAGCACCACTAAATAGTACCCCCAATCCAGTTACTGAAAAATATGCAGCACTACCCGCAATTAAAATTGCCGATAATGCCACTAAGTATTTTAACCAATTTTTTTCCATATTACAAATAATTTAAGAGACTAAAGCTCTCGTTTCTTAATTTTTTAATTGCCTTATCACGTAGTTGTCTAATACGTTCTTTAGTACAACCAAACTCCTCACCTAAATCTTCTAAGTTAGACTCAATTCCTGTTAATCCATAATATCTTTCAATAATTACTTTCTCTCTGTCATCTAACACACTTAACATCGCAGCAACCTTTTTCTTAATTTCTTCCGGTGTATTCATTAACTCTTCTGGATTCAACGCATCTTTGTTTGGGATTACGTCAATTAGTTGGTCTCCCTCATCATTAATTTGTTTATAAAGACCAACACAATATGGTAGGTTAGAAATGGGTTCATCTCCCGTAGAAATAAAAAACTTATCTTCATTTCTAGATCCTTCCTCTTTTCTTGCCTTTTGAGCTTCTTGGATTAAATTAGATGGAATACGAATTGTTCTTGAATTCTCGTTAAGAGATGCCATGATAGATTGTCTAATCCACCACACAGCATATGATATAAATCTCAACCCACTTGTTGGGTCAAATCGTTCAGCTGCTTTAATTAAACCAATATTACCTTCCGAAATTAAATCAAGTAAATCCATACCTTGATTTTGAAACATCTTCGCAGATGAAATAACAAACCTTAAATTACTTACAACAAGTTCGTCATATAATTTTGTTTTCTCCTCTTTGGTAATTTTTTTATTCTTTAATAACTCAAAGATTTCATCTTGTCTTTCGTGTGTCATAACAGGAATCTTACGGATGTCCTTGATGTAACTTTGAATTTCGTCGGGATTTAGAATGATAGACTTTTTCATACTTGTTGGTTTAAATGGTGATTTGTATGTTAAAGATAAGTAAAATATTCTATTTCTCAAAATTATCTAAGAAATTTTTTTCTTCGGGGGTTAAACTATCAATACCCATCTGTTCTATTTTTTCAAGTAAGTCATCCAAATCCATTGATGGTGACTCAATTCTATTACGATCGTAGTTAATTGTCATGATTCCACCCTCTTTGTCCATGGGTTTAAAAATAAATTCTTTCACTTCTTTTGGTAGATGTGCGGTAACTAAACTATCTCTATCGAATATAAAATAAAACTTGACTTGGTCTACGGATAAAATTGAAAATAACTCAGTTGATATAGTTTTATAATCACTATCTGAGTCAAATATAACAATAATATTTTGTGAATTTTCTATAACGTATCTAACACTATCGATTATTGGATTATCACCCAAAACGTCTGAACAAAAATATTCAACATCCTCATGATCGTCGAACATACCAAAAACAAAAAGAATATATGTTTTCATATTGAATAAACTAATATATTGATTATTTTTTTAATTTAAGTTTCCAATAAACCCCTCCATCAACATATGGTGTAAATGTACCACTTGTTCCATCTAACACTCTATTTGCAACACCCACTCCAACATGAAATATCTTATCATCTTTTGTTTTAAACAAAATACCTGTACCAATGTGTGATACCACATTCTCTTTATTAAATCCACCATCTAACCCAAAAAATAGTTGATTCTTCTTAGGTTCTTTAGTGTATATAGTATCTTTCACAATCATACGTTTTACATCGGCAATAAATTGTCTATTAACAATACTATTTTTAGATATAGTATCTATAAGTGTAACTGTTCCTTGATTGTTTGGTAATGTTAAAACTTCTTTGTGTTGTACCTTTGCAAAATGTATTTTTAATATTTCCATGGTGTCTATCTTTTGATAAACAGGAACCTCAACTATTTTTTCAACCTCAACTTCGATAGGTACTTCAACTTCTACTTCTACTTCAACTAACGAATCAACCAAAATGGTATCATGAACAACGTAAGGTATTGAATCTACCTTTACTATTGTTCTGCCAGGCATTATACCTTTTGGATTAATAAATTCTATAATTGCTATCAATATTAGTAATAGAATTATTGCATTTGGTATGTTGAATATTTTTTTCATTTATCTTAATAAAAGTATGGATGTTGCAATAATCCCAACAAAAGAACCAACTTTATAAAAGAACGTTTTAGTTCTTTGTCCTTTCAATTCTTTTAATAGACTTTCCGATTTTTGTCTTTCTAAACCAAATTGTTCATCTTTTTTGTTGATTATCAATTCGAGATTAGAAATCTTTTGGTCTTTAAGTGTGTCTTTTTGTTTGAATAAATTAATTTGTTGGTCTTTTAAACCAATAACGTTTTTTAATTCAACAATCTCCAATTTCGCTCCGTCATAACGAAGTAAATCTTGAAAAGCCAATCTTGCGACTTTCGTTGGTAAGATAACTTTAGTAGTATCCAATACTATAACATTAGTTGTATCTGTTTGCGAATAACTGCTCAAGCTCAACATTACCAATAGTGGTAATAGAATTAACTTTTTCATCTGTGTTGTTTTTAATAATAGTTATGTTTTTTGTTACATTGTCGATTTCTTTATCAACATTAACAATGTGATTATCAACCTTTTCGATTTGATTGTCTATTTCTTTATTTGCAACATAAACAGAATCTATCTCTTTTTGTAGAGATTCGATTTTAGCGTTATATCCTGCAACGTCAGTTTTTATACCTTGATTTTGAAATATGGTATAAGCGGCTAAACAAGCAATCAAAACTAATAGGACGTTTGTTTTATCAATCTTCATATTATATGTTTTATTATAAATATGAAGAAAGGGGACTTTCGTCCCCTTTTAATGTTATTTCTTCTTCTTCACGATTTCATCGATAATTCCGTAGGATAGTGCTTCGTCCGCCCCTAACCATAAGTCTCGGGACGCGTCAGATTTGACCTGTTCTGCGGACTTTCCACAATAACCGCCCAATAACTCAAATAAGGTGTCATTAACCTTTTCCCACTCTTGGAATGTGATACGAGCGTCTTGAATATTTCCACCCGCCCCTCCTGAGGATTGGTGTAACATGGTACGTGAGAACCTCAAGGAACCACGTTTACCTTTAGTTCCCGCCCCAAGTAGGACTGAACCCATTGAAGCCGCCATACCCGTGTTAATGGTACGAATATCTGAATTGATATAATCCATAACATCTACCATAGATAACCCCGACTTAACACTTCCACCAGGACTATCGATGTGCATGGTAATATCCAAGTTATCTAAACTATCCAAAAACATCAATTGTGCCTGTACAATTGTTGACATGTGGTCATTTACTTCGCCAGCGACCCAAATAATACGTTCCATCATTAAACGTGAAAATACGTCCATAATTGTCACATTCATTTGTCTTTCTTCCAAAATATATGGAGTTAAGCTGTTTTCAACTTGTTGATTGTAACGATGTAAGTCTAATGAACTCACCCCATGGTCTTTAGCATATAGACCGAAACCTTGATAATCTTTTGGTGTCATATATTATATATTTTGTTATAGTACAAATATATGTAAAAATGTCCGAAATAAAAAACAAATAATCAAAGATATTTATTAACATGATTAAAATGACAGATATTATTAAAGAAGGTAATTTGGAAATACCTAGTACAAATTTACTAAGATGGTTTTTACAACGTAAAGATTCTACGTTTATTATGTTTGACACCGAAACTACGGGTTTAAATAATCGTGATAGGACCGACCAAATTACTCAACTAGCCGCAATTGCTGCTAAATTTGATTTAAGACAACTTAAATTTGTTGAGATTGATAGGTTTCATGAAAAAATTAAACTTAACGACTATATTAAAGATATTCTTAATAAGTCGGAAGATGTTCCTGACGATAAGGATAGTCCTGAATTTAAAACACAATTATATGGTGCCAATGTAAAAGCGGTGTTGAAATACAATCATTATGATTTAGCTAATTCAGATGATTTTGAAGATGAGAGAGAGTCCTTAGAAAGGTTTGATTCGTTTTTGGATAAACATAGTAATGTTGTTCTAATGGCACACAATGCGCCATTTGATTTGAACATGATTCAAGTTCATGAAATTTTTAAAACTAAAAATAGGGAGGTATTTGATACGATTGATTTCTTTAAAAGAGTATTCTTTCCAGCGTTAGAATCATTATCAACTGAAAATGACCACTTTAAATCTGTATATGATAAATTTCCCGCAAATAAAAGAGGCGAAAAATCATCAGGAATGGCAAACCTAATCGATGGATTTTTTTCAGACCCAATGGAAAAAGCTGTGTTATTAGGAAAATCTCATGACGCACTTGTCGATTGTGAGAACACATTAAGTGTAATTGAACGCGGACTGAAAATTGTTTCAAGCCACATTCGTTAAGAAATCTTAGTTGTAATAAAATCTATTGAGGATACGTTCTCCTCTTTTTTAATCATAATAATGTTATCCGACCAGTTACGGATTAAAGAATTATGTGATATTACTAATATATGGTCAAAATAACTTTTAATTTTCTTAAAAAATTCACCAACCATTTCAAGGTTTTCATCTGCAATTTTACCAAAGACTTCATCCATTACAACGATGTTAGGCTTTGGTAGTGATGATATTTTAGTTAGGACACTACGTAACGCTAATGAGGATATCGTTCTTTCGTAACCAGAACCCGAATTAAGGGGTTTAGCAACACGAGTCTCAGTATCTATCATAATAAATTCAACCTCATTCTTATCGGTTACATTCAATTCTAATATGAAATGACAACTATCAACAAGTAACCTATATAATTCTTGGTTAATCAACGGAATCATGTTTTTCATGATTACTTTAGATATACCATTTTTACCATATATCGTTAAGTAAATTTTAAATACCGCAAGTAATTCCTGTTCTGATTTAATCTTACCAATCAAATCATTATTAATACCAATTTTATCATTCATGTTACTAATATTGTTTTTGTGTTTTTCAATATTTGTACCAGTAACACGAATATCGGCATTTGCCGTTTCAATTTGAGTCCTTAAAGCGGTAACTAATGAATCAATTCTTTGGTTATCCTCTAATTTCTTTTTATTATCTTCATATCTATCCAAACGTAATTGTTTGGCATCAATCTCAAGTTGTTTTTGTTCGACCTCCAATTCATATCTCTCTTTACGAAGTTTGTTTCTTTCGTAAGTGTCAAATTCGGTTCTTAGCGTATCAAATCGTTCCGATTGTTCTTTTAATAAATCAAATTGAATCTGATTTAGTTCCATCTCTTTAATGATATCCTCGATTTCTTTTTTAATCTTTTCAATTTCTTCAGTATGGTCAACCTCATCTAAAGCTCTATTGCAAGTTGGGCAGACAGTACCTTCTTCAAATTGTTTAATCAATTTTTCCCTATCTCCCTTTTCATATTTGTACGCAACATCGATTCCTTGAAGATTAGCCATCTCGCCTCTTAATTCCTTGTGTTCGTCTTCGTGGTAATATTTTGAAGGTTCAACTACATTGACGTTATCGGCATTAGTTTGACTCGCTGTTTTTAATTTATTTAAATCAACAATTTCTTTTTCAAGTAAAGTTGGGTTGGTATTAATTAATTCTCTGTCAACATCATTGTTTCTTGAAGATAATGCACCATCTCTTTCACCTTCTAAACGTTTAAGTGTTTTGCTATATTCGGCTAATTGATTATCTAAAGTAATTAGTTGTTCTTCGGAATTAGTTATACTATCGTTATACGTTCCATTATCAATCTCTAATTGGGTAATGTTATACGTGTTAGAAATTAATTTTTTACTCCAATCGTTATAAATCTCCTTAGCAAATTCTTCTTTAAGTTTAAGACTCTCCAATCCCATAAATTTTGTTAGGATTTGTCCACGAGCCGTTGGTTTAGATTCAATTAACTCTTCGAGATTATAACCAGTTGTTAGAATTGTAGAAAGAAAATCCTCCTCCGTACCGATTGCTGAAGAAATGAACGCCTCTGTTTCTCTACGTTGTTCACCAGATAAATTTTCAATCGTTCCGTCTTCTTTTTTCTTATAGAATTCTAATTCGTTTTTAATCGTATATTCTCCCGACTTACTCATTTTACGAGAAGTCTTTCTCTCAATTACATAATCATCTCCATCGATACTAATCTCACCACGAACACTAACATCATTCTTATCTGTAAATCTATTAAAGATTTCAGCATTAGTTTTTGTCTTTGTTGTTGCATTAAAAAATAAAAACATTAAAAGGTCAACTGATGATGTTGACTTACCTCCAAAGTTTTTAGGTGTAGATTCAATTACTGTAATACCTTCGAGATCGACAAAGTTAATAATATTGTTATCACCGAAAGATAAAAAATTAGAAAACTCAATTCTTTTAATAAACCATTTGTTGTATCTGACTTTGTTTTCATTTAACTTATCTATTTGTGAATTTACTCTATTATCTAATCTGTCAACCAATTCCCATTTAATATCAATACTATTATCCTTAATAAAATCCTTCATTAAGTTTTTTTGGTGCTGGTGGTCAAGTATATTGTCACTAACCTCTAAAGATTCTAAACGTGTTCTATTAACGTTTAATAGATTCTTTGTAATTACTGAAATATTTTTTGATTTATACTTCTCTTGAAAATAGGATTTCACCCTTCTGATTTTCTCAGGGGTGAAATTCTCTGGTACGTCTTCCCACGTTACTTTTATGAATGGATTCATTATTTACTAAAAATTTTATTTGCAACTTCTGCAACTCTTTGTCTCTTTTCTTCCTCAGTTAAACCACAATATGGTCCATTTAAAACCCATTTACCATCTCGTTGTTTATTATAAGTAAAACAAAACTCTTGTGGTATACATATCCAATCCTCAGCTTCATATGAGTTATTAACTTTACGATCAAATGCAAATTTAATTTTAGTAAAATCTCTAATCGTATCGCTATATACAACAATTAATTGGTCCATTTCTGCGTTGAACCTATAATAAATATTTTTTTCAAATCCCACATGTGAAATAATACGATATTGAAATGTGTTCTTTTCAGACAATTCACCTAATCCAAAATAAAACCATTTTCTATTTGGCATATTGAGTGTGTTGATGCCCAATCCAAATCTATCCCTTTGGTTGCTCACCCATCTATCTCCACTCCATAATGCATTTTCTCCTTCCGCACCATAAGTACCATCTTCAAATAAATTATCAATACCCTTTTCGGTTCCATGTATAAATTTTTTACCTAAAACTTCTTCCGCGAATTTAATCCACGTCTCTCTCATTTTTAAGTCATTATACTTATCTTTTTTTACTCCGTCTTCAATTCTTTCGTATATGAAATTTCCCATATTATTTTTTATTATTTAATTCTATTTTCTTCAAAAAACTCGATTATGGCATTAATTGCCCAAACTGATCCTGCAGTAAACATCCCATCAAAAAATACATAGAATAACCACGGACTTTCAAAATAATGATTTGTTAATCCACCCAAAACAAGAGACATAAAAAATCCAACCCAAGTAGAGGTACAAAGTGTACAACTAATTAAGTCACCGAAAAATTTAGAATGTTTCTTTATCCAATCTCTTTGATTGTCAAAAATTTTACCCCATACGAGAATCGATGTCATCCCATATGCCGCTAATACCCAAAAAACTAATAGTGCCATAATATTTTATTTATTTAAAAAATATAACAAAATAAATTCATAAAACAAAATTATTCGTCATATAATGATTTATTCTCGGTATTCTTAATTTGTCTATTTTTATTTAAACTTTCTAATGATGTTGTTATTTTATTGAGTTCTTCTTTTAGTCTATTGTTTTCAATTGTTAATCTATCGACTTCTTCTGTGTTGATTATTTCTTTAACTACTTCATTAACAATAGTCTCGCCTTGAAGTGTAACTTCTTTAATAATTTCTACGGGAACCTCAACTCTCACTTCCTTAATGACTTCGTATGGTACCCTAATTTCTCTATCAACAATTACTTCTTTCTCAACAATTACTTCTTGGATAATTGAACCTCCCATTGGTGTTTCACCATACTTCAATAAAGAAAACCCTCTATTGAAGGTTTCCTGTGCAGTTTTATTAATGTCTTTTATATTGTTTAATTCACAATATTGAATAAACTCATTATCCAAGATTAACGTGCTCTTCGGTTTCATTTTCAATGTCTTTGATATCGTTTATTCTAAAGTGTAGGAATGGTTGTTCATTTGGTAAATCGTGAAATGTATATTCATCTGTTTGTACATCATATATTCCATACCCATGATGTTTAACCGTTTCACCAAAGTTCTGTTGTATAAGACTACCAACCATAATCGCTTTCCCTCCGTTTGGTAATGTGAATTGTTGTCTTTTGTGAATGTCTCCACATAGTAGTAAATCTAAATCATTAAAATTTAGTCTATCGTACGCATCTTCAAATTCAAATCCTAAATCAGTTGACAATCCCATGATAGGTCCATGGAACAGTCCAACCGTTAATAAACCTTCTTGTTTTGTAAATTCAGGTCTTACGTTGTGTTGATATAATGAATAAACAACCCATTGAACGCTACCATCGGTATCAACATAATCACCACTATCTTTTAGGTATGTGATGTGTTGATTGTCTAATAATTGAACGACTGGTGTTATACTATCCATACGTTGCGTATTATTCTCCAAGAAATCGTGATTACCCGGTATGATTACAACCTTACCAAAACGAGTTAACTCTTTTAAAAACCAACTCGTTAATAATAATTGTTCATTTGAGATATTAATTTTTTGATGTGCGATATCACCCGCAATAACAATTCTAATTTCGTTATGCGATATATTTTCATCCGCCCATTCTAAGAATTTTACACTTAATTCATTTAATAATATTTCGAATTGTTCTCTATACAAATCGTGCATTTGAATTGTACGAATATGTAAGTCGGCAATATGTATAATTTTTTTTACCATCTTTTAATATAATTTGATAAGTCCATCGTTAAAATTGCATTATTGATTTGTGGTGGAACTTTATATTCGTTAAATGTACCATCTTCTTTTAATAAAACAATAACATTTCCCAATATCTTTGTATCTTCAAACTTGGTACCCTTTAACATTTTTAATAATAACCTACCATATAATGGTAATTGTAAGAAATAATGACCTAATGCATTATCGTGGTAATTGTTAAATGGTGGATATAATTTACCCGTATAATGTTGAACCTCAAAGTTCTTTGGTTGATTTGTTTTCCAATCTGTGGTAACGAATCCAAAGTTGGTTTTCTCTTTGTTCATCATTAACCACACTTTATCTGGTTGACCAGTATATTGTTCTTCAGGGTCACCCAATACAATCTCAGTATCCAATAATACTCCACCTCGTTCTAACATTAAATCAAGGAATTGTTTCCCCGCAATAATCATATTATCACTCTTACGTTGTTGTTCCTCATTAATGTTAAAGATTGGTTCTCTAACTGATTTGTAATTCCCGAATCGAGAAATCGTATCACTTTCTAATTCAAAGTGAACACGACTACCCATATTGGTTGATAGGTCACCTGCTCGTTTCCATTCCGCAAGCAATTCTGCTTGCCCCTCAGGGTCACCTTTAGACATTTTTAATGCCATACCTTCAGCATCAAACGCTTTATGAAATTTCTTTATAATCTTAGATACTGACGGGAAATTTTTCTTCACCACACCATCCACATCTTTCATAAAATAGATGTGTTCCTCCTCAATAAAAGTTAATTCAATTTCTTTTCTTCTTTGTTCTAATAAATCCTTAATCTCTAATGAGATGTCGTTTAAATTCATATTAATCAAGTTGTTTTAATTTATAATCGGTAAGGTCTCCCTGTAAATCGGCAATGTCCTTATCCCCCTCTAATTTTACAATCCAAACCTTTCCCATTAATTTACCACAATTAAGTTTGTGATATAACTTTTCTGCATCTGCCCATGCATCTGGATCCAACACTATTACTATTTTTTTTGCTTTCTCATATAAAACACTAAACAAATATTCACTCATAAACTTACCCAACATAGGTATTGAGTTTGGTATGAATATACTATCGAACGCACCCTCAACCAAATAAATTGTTTCATCCCAATTAACTAAGTATTCATTGAAGATGAGTATTTCTTTTTGTGCTTCAGGATTCTTATATTTCATTCTAGGGTTGTACAAGTATGAACGTGCCACAAAATAATTTATGTTATGATTTAAATCATATGATGGTATAATGATTCTATTTTCATACTCACCACTATAACAAAATCCAATACTATACATTTGTAACATCATATCGGTGATGTTTCTTTTTTTAATGTATTGAAAAGCTTGTCGATATTGTGGTGTCATTTTGAGACCATTACTGGCGTCCTTAAATGCAACAAACTCTTTGGGTAATTTTACAGGTTTATATACTCTTTTATTATCCTCATCATCTTCGGGTTTTAATAAAAGATAATTTTTTAATTGTTTCTTATTACCCCATTTTTTAATCAACTTATATATTGACCCGTGAGTTTCATGTGTTTCGGCACATACCCAACACTTATATACACCATATTTGTAGTTAACTTCTAAATTACCTTTACCATCCCCATGCTCTAATCCCTTAATATCGTGAGAACAGATTGGGCAGTCAAATGATATTTGACCTTTATAGTCACTATGTGATTTGTAATCCCCCAAAATATCTTCGAGGATTTCAACAACAGCGGAATAATCTACTTCATTTTCGGTCATACTCACAAATATATGTAAAATAACTGATAAAAAAAAATCCCCCGGAACACCACCTCCGAGGGAAACCAACCAAAAGTGTATTTCTACACTTCCCGTCTATCTTTATAAATATAACCTAAACTATCCGTAAATAAAAATTTTAGTTGCCGGATTTTTCTAATTTGTTCATATTAACATAACCAATCACACAACATGCAGCATCCGCCATGTCATAATTTTCTTTTTTCAAATTACCATTAGTACCATATAACCAATTTATATCTGGACACACATCATTAACGTGTTCCCAAATCACATGTTTCTTATCAATATCTTTTGGGTATCCTCCAAATAAAACATTACGACCTTTATCATTTGGTCCAACTAAATCGGGGAATGCAAATTTTCTTGAATTATATGTTGAAATAAATGTTGGTAATACTCCCAACACGTCGTAACAATTCTTTAAAATTAAAGTATTGTATCGTAACAAAGTTCCAATTGTGTAAACGTTATTTGATTGTAATAATGGTTCCTCAATAATAACACGGGTAATACCTATATTTTTATACCCCTCCAAATGTTTTTTGAAAGTGTCCGCCTTTTTGATTAATTCCTCAATCTTATCTTCCGGTAGTGGTTTAATTTTTGGTGAAAAGTGTGTTAACTCCAATAACTTAGAACCCGATATATCGAACAACGCAAACCCAATGGTTTTAGTTGAGATGTCTAAACCAAGAATTTTAGGTTTGTTTTTAAATTTTACGTCTATACTCATATTAAAAGTTAATTTAAAAATGACAAAATGTAAAGCTTAGAAATCTATTTTTACTTGAATAACTTGTGAACCTAATCTTTCTAGTGGGGTTACTAATTTACCAAATACCAAAGCTTCTTTATTTGAATTTAATAAAGCAACTTCTGTAATTCTTGGGTTACCCACCTTAGTTGGGTTTTGTGATGTTACAAATTTACCTGTTGGTAAATTGGCGTTAAATATCATTTCAGCAATATCAGTTGATCTTACAACACTTACATTACCCGGAAATGTTCTTTGATTACCAAAATATGGTGTAACACTTGTTGATGTGTAATCTGTACCTGTAACATAATCTGATAATACAAAGGTAGTTGCCGCATTATAAGCCGCTTGGGTAATTGTATATGTATAACCTGACGATAAATGACTAGTAAATGATGTTCCATTATCTGTGGTAAAATCCATTAATTTCCAAGATTCAGGATTAGGTTTAGTACCATTATTTACTATTTGTGCTAAAATGTGAAATTTATTTGCTGTGTATCCGTTATTTAAATTTGTAAAATCATTACTATTAAATTTAACGGCAATACTATGTGGTATTGTTTGTCCAGTAACTTTCATAAAGTAATTACATGGTAAACCATTTGATGCAGAACCCGTTCCATTTGATACCATATATGTAACATATATTGTTTTACCTGTTGTCAAATCCGTTAATGGACTATTAGTTACTACCGCATTTACTTTTGGTGCCGTTAATGTATAATTTCTTTTTGAGTTTACATCTAAAGCAGCAACAATTTCTTCATCGTCGAATACTATTGTTTTGTGATTATAAAATATCTTTCCTACTCTATTTGCAGTTGTTCCTGTACCATCAACTAAGTCTCTGTAATCAATTGTGAATCTTGAATGATAGTTAGATACCATCTGTTTAGTTGTTCCGCTCATGTAGAATGTTGCTCCGGCACTTGATGAGTGGTTTCTATGATACATTAATGTTGGTATTGTTACCTTAAAATAATCTTTATCTGAAACCACATTTGGTGAGGTGTTTCCTGTGTGTGTACTTAAATAATCGTCGTATTTAAAAAATCTATATGGATCGGCAGTAATACCACTTTGTGTGTAGTGTAATAGTGCAATACATTTTTGTTCTTCGGGGGTTATTGTTACAATTTCATTCATTGTATTAACAATAGTTGTTCCCGTATTTTGTGTTTGACCTAATGAAGAGTTGTAACCTAAGAATTCTTTAGTTCCAGTATGTACATTACTAGTGTAACCAGTTAAGGCTCTTGAGTTTGTTGGTAAACCAATTGGTTTTTGGTCCCATACAACATTTACCGTCCACCCACTATCTGGGTCCATCACATTTCTACATGGTTGTAAAAATGACGATTGTACCGGAACACCATATAATGTTGACCCACTATTTGTGTACCATAATGGATATTTTACATTGACGTCTTTGTCAAATGGTGCATACACACTTTGAGTTGTTACTCCACTATAATTGTATTCTGAATCACCTACAGCAAAATAACTTATCACAAAATTACCTTTTGAAATAGCATCTCTACCTTTCTGTGTTAATCTTGCACCTACTGTTGCTGAAAAATTTGTATTTAAGAAACTCATATTTTATAAATATTTTATTATTTTTTTTCTACCTTTATTTTAAAATATACTACGTTAGCCGCTATAATTAGGTATTGTTTGTGTGTCTATTGTTAATGAAAGAGTTTGAACTGCCGGCGCATCTACAACGTATGAATATGTGGTCAAACTTGAAACGTAACCAGGACAACCTGTTCCTCCTGCACCTTCCATAGCACAATTTATACTTGTTCCAAATATTACAACATCACCACTTGTTAATCCTGGAATTGTATAAATAACACTACAAGTTATTGGGAAAGTAACTGATGTTCCACCAGGTATGTTTATATTACTACCACTATTCACACTATAAAACATTGTTATTGTCTGAGGTGTGCTTGCTATATCTAATACACGTAACTCTATACTTTTATCACCTATTGTTGGAGTTGGAGTTGGGGTTGGTGTACTACTTGTTGTTGGTGTCGGTGTTGCAGTACTACTTACTGTTGGTGTTGGGGTAGCGGTAGGTGGTACCACAGTTGCCGTTGGTGTTGGCGTTGCAGTAGGTGGTACCATCGTTGCTGTTGGTGTTGCTGTTGGTGTTGGTGTTGCAGTAGGTGGTACCAGCGTTGCTGTTGGTGTTGGTGTACTAGTTGGACTAGTTGTAGGTGTTGGCGTTGGAGTTGGAGTTGGTGTACTAGTTGATGTTGGTGTTGGTGTGGGCTCAATCACAAGACAATTATATAAAACACTACTATAAGACCCTAATGTAAATACACCATATCTTGGATTCAAATGAGCGTATTTACATCGGTTAAAAATATTGTTACCAACTAAATTACCTCCCAACCATAAAGTTGTTGCAGGTATAAATTGTTCAATAACCTGTACCCAATATGGACTCATCTTATTGATAAATTCATTAACTGAAGCAAAATTGTATGGTATAAAATTTGTATTTGTTATATAATCATTGAAAACTTTTTCTAATGGAAAATATGATTTGTTGTATTTTGAAGTATGAGATTCGGTAATTAATTGATTTAACACGTCATCCAAATATTCTGCAAATGTTAATTCTATTTGTGGTTGTAGTTGTCCACCAAAAGTCAATGATAAATTTCTTGATTGTCTATAAACATCAAAATTAATACCTTGTGATGGGGATAGATGAACATTTATATTTTTTCTATTTAATGTTAATTTTGATTCATTCTCATTTAAAACTACACTTCCTTTTAAATTGTCTATTCTTGTTTCTAAATTGAAACCATAATCCAAACCATCTAACGTTCTAAAACTATCAAAATAATCTTCACCATATGTATAATCTTTTGGTTTGGTTTTAATTATTTTTGTGTTACCAGTTAAAACTGACAATTCAGTATTAATAATGTTTGAAGACCTGTGGTCCAATGTTAAATCGTACCAACCCGCTCCTTTTTGGAAATATATGTCAGAGTTTAAGTTTATTACTTTTCTTGGTAGTCCGTTTGAATCTATTGGGTATTCTTCTCGACTTAATCTTGTTGTGCCGGTTGTAATTCCTGTTGCAAAAGTGTATCCAGTTTTTGTAACCCCGTCAACTGTAGTACCCGTAAAAACCGTTGTTGTGAAACCTGTGATAATATTATTTATTTTAGTTCCTCTAATTACCTCATCAATATCATCTTCAAAATCTTGTTGTGGTAATCCTGTTACATCATAAACATATTCATCAATTTTTATTAATGGTTCAGGTGCTCCTAAAAATTTTAAAAAGAATTGTATTGCCGAACGTGTTCCTTTTGATTTATATAATTGAGCTAAGTTTGTTAATATTCTTCTATAAAATTCATATTCAGCTTCAACCAAAGTTTTACCCAAAGATAAACCAAGGTATTCCGCTTGTTGTCTTGAATACAATGTATCCTGTAATGATTTTTCATCAAACAAATTAACGGTTGATAAACCTAATGTTTGTGATAAATTCTTTAATAATAAATCAGGTACGTTGTTTATACTATCATAACTTACATTTCTCATGTAAGCAATGTTATCTATATATTTTTTTACCTTATCAAAATTTTGACCATATAATTGAAATATTGATTCGGCTTTTTTATCTTCACTATCAAATTCAAATAATTGTGGTGCAGTTAAAAACCTCACAATTAAATTTGATTTGTAACCATCTATTTCTTCACCTAAGCTACTTAATTTTTCAATGTAATCATTAAAGTTTACACCAACTATTTGAATGTTCCAATTATCTTTTGAGACAGGCCAACTGATGTCCACGTTTACAATATTTGTGGATGTTTGGTCAAAACTATCTCTAGGTACTTTAAATGTTGCAGTATACTTTGGTGTTGTTTCTCTATTAACTAACGTATCTTCTAACTCATCTAAGTTAGTGTAGAACTCTTCAGTAATTGCATCGTTTGGTCTAATTAGAAAACTTTTTGTGATTCCTGTTGTACCATTAAAAATATTCCCTTCAACTCTAAGTTTTACATTACCATCTGAATTAGTTTCCGTGTAACCAACAATATTGTATGTGTTACCACTAAAATCAATTACATACTTTACATAAGATGAATAAAAACTTCTAACAGTATTATCCGTTGAGGGTGTAGTATTACTTTTTGGTTTCGTTATTAATATATCAAATGGATTAAAAAATATAGAAGATGGTGTGTAAAATTGTGTAGTATTGGTAATTGGATTATATGTCGATTGATATGCAGTATAATCGGTAAGATTATATAATGAATTTTCATCAACTAGTATTGCTGCGGGAAATTTATTTATAATTTTGGAAACTGATACCGACAATCTTTGTTTTAAAGAACCAAATAATGATTTACTTGAGTCATCTAAATTTGCTTTAAATTTTATTTTCTCTTTCTTTGCATTACCACTTTGTGTTGTCGGTGCGTCTTTTTCCTCTTTTAATGTGTCTAAAGTAATATATTCAGAAAATGGTATGGTTTTAAAATCTCTACTATCTTTTTCTGGAATGACTTTATCTATAGCAAAGTTCGTATTAGTCAATTGACTGCTACCATCGGTAATTTGTCTACCAACTAAATTGTCACTAAACGTTTCCGCACCTGACGCAGCTTGACTCGGAACTTTGTATCTTGTTACTGCCATTATTCTGTAATATTACCTAAATTTAACGTTTCGTCAATACTTTCTCTTTCCTCACGAACCTCATATAGTGTTTCATTAAATTCGTCCTTAACTTCGTATAGGTTGTATTGTTTATAGATATTTTTATTGTTATCGTAGATTGTGTAGATACCTGGAGTAATCGCCTTAGTTTGGTCACCATAAAGTGCGTGTGCCAATGTAGACGCATCATGTTCTACCATTTCAACCTCAACGGTTGTTGGATTAAAGAATGTATTTGTTAATATAATCTTTTGTCCTGGGTCACCAATAAACGGAATAACGTTTGGTCTACTTGATGGTGCGGATGATGGTGTCACTGTTACAAATATAAATGATGTTGCTTGGTCTGTGTATTGGTATCTAACCGCCTTATCAGATGAGTTACTTAAATTCGATGTTACAGGTGAACAATAAAACGAAGATGTTACCATTCTATAAAAGTTAGGTATTTTTGTTTTATTATCAGATGCGTTTACGTATTCAACTCTATATCCTACCAATCCTTGTGGTGTAAATTTACCTCTATCTGCGGTAGGAACGTTTGAAGTATTAATAACCAATCCTCTTACTGATGGTAATGATGCTAACACACCACAATCCGCAATAGTTGTTCTAATTTGTTTTGGTCTAATGTGTAGTGTATAAATTCCCAATTTCGAGAAATCACTTGCCTCAAGTTTTAAATTATACAAACCACCTAATATTTCATTATTGGGTGCACTTGAATCATTTGTAGTATTTGCGTTATGAAAAACCGGTGTTAAAACCTTTTCAGATACTAATTTTTTTAATTCAACCGGTGCGGTTGCCGTCCTACCCGATGTGAAATGATAGAAAATATCCACATCTGCGGGAGAAACGTCCGCCGGTCTAACTATACCATAACTTCCAACTGCCATATTATTTTATTAATAAATATAAATCTTATTGTTTTTTAACATTAAAAAATCCATTTCCATAGACACTTAACTCACCCATGTTATCAATTTCACCTAATCTAAAGTTCATTTCCATTACTCCCTGTTTACCTCTCTCCACAAAAACGTCAGAATAAACCCTTGGTTGTTCAATAAACCCAAGAAAATGTTCGTTTCTTGTTAGAACTTTATTAATTACATATTCTGTTGCGAAATTGGTTGCGTCTCCCGTTGTATATCCTGAAGGTAACGATGAGTAGTAGTTTGCGGTTTGACCAGTAATTTGAGTAAACCCGTTCGCCATATCTCTATACGATAGACCATCAATAGTGTATCCTGTATATGTTACCCCACTAATCGTTCCATATTGTAATGTTTGAGTGTATCCAGTAGTTCCATATTTTTTTAATTCCGATAATCTACTTGAACCTATAGCAATAAATGATATTGATGGGGTTGTTCCTGTTGGTCTTGCCTTAATACCAGACACATATTCCAAATCATCTAAATACGACTGTCCTCCACCGGGTAGGGTGTCAGACGAAATATTCGTATAAGGTAAAGTGAATCCAGTTAAAGTTCCAAAGTAGGTTGCCATACACTAGTAAATATCTTTAGATATTTTTTACTAAAATATAACTAATAAAATACCATAAATAAA